ACGAGTTGTTTATAATTAGCAAATGAATCTGCTTGTCCATTTGCTAAATTAATTCTTAATAAGTTAAGCTCCTCGTTAAATTTACGAAGAGCTTCATTAGATACTTCCATTTAACTATGCTGCAAATGCAAAGGCACCTTTTAATAATGTTGGTGCTCCACCCATTTCACTAGCTATATGCCATGTACCTTTTTCATAACATATAAAAGCAATTTTACTTCCAATAGTAAATAGATTTGTTGCTGCATTAGCAGGAGTAAAAACTAATTGAGTTTCACCTGCTGTTGAAATATCAAATGTTACTTCATCACTTCCTCTTGATTCAATAACTGAACCAGTTGCCCAGACATCACTTCCTGCTGCATCAAATGTTAAAGTATTAGTTCCACCTTCAGTTTCTACTGCTTGTACATAAACACATACTGAACCTGCTTCTGCTGCAGGTAAAGTTGCTACTGCTGCTGCAGCTCCTGTATAGTTTACTACATTTAATGAATTATCATCTAATGTAACAGTACCAGTTGCTAAATCATTAAGAGCTAAACTAGTTAAGTCAGGCATACCTGAACTCATTCTGCTTTGTGTAATTGCTCCAGTATCTGTATTTTTAGTTATAACTTTAAAACCTGCTTCAGACCTAATTGGTCCATTAAAAGTTGTGTTTGCCATAATTTATTCTCCTTAAATAAAATTAACCTGTA